GGTCGCGGTGCCGCTGGTGGTGATGGAGCCGACGAAGCCGCTGGCGTAGCAGAAATCGAACAAGGCCGCGCTGGTGCTATCCACCCGCGCCCGGAAGGCGCCGCCGCTCGAACCGCTGTTATAGCCGGAGACGACAACCCCGCCCGCCTGCTTCATCTCCATCTTTGCAGCGCCCGTCCAGCCGCCGTTCGACGTCGTGCCGCCCAGGACACTGCCATCCGCCGCGATCAGCAGACCTTCATTCGCGCCGTTATTGACGCGCAGATGAAGCTGCGGACCGGCGTCCAGATAGGTGTAATTGCTGGTCGCCGCCCGGCCAACCAGAAACTGGCGCGCGGTGCCACCCGCATCCTTGGCGGAAACCACCTGATCGTTGTTGAGCGTGATCGAGGTTCCCACCGTGATAGCGCCGCTGAAATTCGCCGCCGCCGCCGTCAGCGTGCCGGTGATCGCGGGGTTCAGCAGCGAAACCGGCAGACCGCTGGCGCGCTGATAGCAGCGGCAGCGCCAATGACCGCCACCGTCCGACGTGAATATCGCCGTGTCGCCCGCGGCGGTGGCGATGTTCGCGCCACCTGGCAGGACCAGGTTGGCGGCATCATGGGTCAGCGTCAGCGCGTCCGCGAACCGCAGGAAGCGCAACTTGCACAGCGCCGTGCCGAGGCTGGTGATGGCCGTGGTGCCGGTGACAGCCACGAACAGCGCTCCCGCCGCGCCGATATCGCAGGTCGCGGCCGAGGCGATGCTGGTTTCCGCCGCGCTGATGAGGGAATTCCAGTCGGTCCAGACGCCATCGGCATAGACGATGAAGGCGCTGCTGTCCGCCACAAAGGCGCGCAGGCCATTGAAGGGAGCATAGGTCTCCCAGGCCCCGTCGCGGCAGGCCGCGATCTTGTACGCATAGCCGCTCCAGACGCCGGTGGGGCTGCCACCGATGAGCCAGGCGTCGCCATCGGCGGGCGACGCGGGCGGCGTGTTGACGAACTGGCCCTTGAGATAAAGATCGCTGAAGGCGTCGATGCGGGCGAAGGCGTCGCTCACCGTGTCGGCATAGAGTTCGGGCGTGTCGGGCAGGTCGGGCAGGCCCAGGCGCGGTGTACTATCGGACATAAAGCATTTCCTTCTTCTGCCGCCCCCGCCCGATCGCGGACGAAAGCTGGTAGACATTGACGGTGAGGGGATTGGGCAGGCCGAGCGGGAAATCCGCTGCCTGCTGCGCGGCGCTGTAGAGCTGGCTGTGCTGCGGGATGGCGGCGAAGGTTCGCATCACCGCGCCGTCGGCGCCGCAGATTTCCAGGTCATAGGCTTCCTGTGCCTCGCTCATCGGCGTCACGCGCTGGGTGAGATGCGCGCTGGCGGGATCGCGGTCGCGGCGCAACCAGGAAAGGGTGAGATCGCAAACTTCATAAGTTTGATGGCTTCGAAATTCTGCACCCCGCCGCCGACGCGCTTGGTGGTGTAGAACAGCACATAGGGCTTGGCGCTGTAGGGATCGCGCAGCACCCGCACGCCGATGCGGTCCACCACCAGATAGCCGCGGGCGAAGTCACCAAAGGCAATCGCGGTGCTGTTGGAGGCGATGTCGGGCATGTCCTCCACTTCGGTCACCGGATAGCCGAAGATGGTGGCGGGCTGACCCGCCGCCGCGCCCGGCTGCCAGATGTAATTGCCGCTGCTGTCCTTGAATTTGCGGACGGCGCTTTCGGTCTTGCGGTTCATCACCCAGCGGCCATTGGCGCGATAGGCCTGCCGGGGCGCATAGGCGAGGTTGAGCAAGGCATCGGCGGGCGCATCCTCATCCGCCACGAAGGCGCCATCGGCGCCCGACGCGACATAACCGATATTGCCCCACGACCAGGAACCGTCCGCGACGTTGGTGTAGTGCAGGAAACCCTTGGGCTGGCCGCTGCCGGTGCCGTTGACGAAGGCGGCGCCTTCCTGTTCGGCGAAGACGGTCTGCACTTCTTCCGCCAGCCACTGCTCGATATCCACCTGGGAATCGTCCAGCAGGGTCTGGGTGGCGGCGGGCATGGCGTAAAGCTCCATCGCCGGGAAATCCAGCGCCGCCAGGGTCGGCGTGTTGGTGGGCGAGGAAATCGCGTCGGTCTCCCCGGTCCAGCCCGACGCGGCGCCGGCGGTGACGATGGGCTTGCGATAGGTGCCGCCGCCGATCTGGCGCACCGTGGCGATGCTGCGGATGGGCGACGCCTTGGCCAGCACGCGGTCGATGGTGCGTTCGATATCCAACGGCACGGTATAGCCGCCATCGGCATTGCTGCCTTCGCTCATCGCCTTGGTCTCGAACAAGCCGGCGATGTCGCCGCCGCGAACATAGCGGTCGAAGGCATGCTTGCGTTCGAGGCTGCGGGGATCGGCGGACTTGCGCTCCCCGCCCAGCACCGGGCGCGACGCGTCCAGCATCAGGCTGTCGAGATGCCGTTGCTGGGTGTCCAGCGCCCGGTTGATGCGGTCGACCTTTTCGTCCAGCACGACATCGCCGGAGCGTTTCTCCAGCCCTTTCAGGCGGTCGTCATTGTTTTGCTTGAAGGCTTCGAAGCCGGCGAGGAAATCCTCGAACGCCTTCTTCACTTCCAAATTATTCGGCGCATCCACGCCGAAGGCCTTGGCTTCCAGTTCCATTCCAGTCTCCTTGTTGAAAATCGTGTTTTTTAAGCGTGACATCCGTCACGCGGGCGCGCGCAGCCGCGCCCCGGCATCCCGAAAAGCGCGCGCCAGATCACTGCGCGCGCCGATGGCCGTGACCTGTGACCCGGCCAGCAAGGGGAAGGTCACCACCGACACTTCCCAAAGCTCCACTTCCTGCAACAGGCGCCCCTGCGTCTGGCGGCTGGCGCGCACGGTGCGAAAACCGATCGACAGACCGTTCAGCGCGCCTTCGGCCAGCAAAGCGCGGACATCGCGCGCCTGTTCGACATCGGACGAAAGCCGCCCGCGCACATAAAGTCCGCGCCCATCCTCGGCGATCTCGTCCCAGACGCCGATGGGGGCATGGGCGAAATGCTGGTACAGCAGCCGCACATCGGCGGGGCCGCGCCGCCGCAGCGACGCGGCGAAGGCGCCGGGCGCCACCATGTCGCCGGCGCCGTCGCGCACCCCGAACAGCGAGGCATAGCCTTCGAATTCGTCACGGCCCAGCGGCGTCAAGCCGGCAAAGGTGTTGCGGCGCGCGAGCGGACGCCGCGCGTAAGCGATTTGTACTGTCATGAAAATCCAGTTCTTCACCCTCCCCTTGAGGGAGGGTCGAAAAATTCGAGCGCAGCGACGGATTTTTCGGGGAGGGGTCCGGCACCGCGCATGACCCCTCCCCGAATTGCTTCGCAATTCGACCCTCCCTCAAGGGGAGGGTTGGGTTCGATCCAATTTCGTTTCGATCCGCTCGACACTTTCCTTGATGGCGCGCACCTGTTCGGCCACCACCGCCACCTGTTCGATGGCGGCGCGGTCGGCGGCGTGATCGCGTTCCAGGGTGGCGATGCGTTCGGCGGCCGATCCGGCCCAGAACAGCGCACCCGCCGTCTGCAATAAAAAAGCCGCCACAAGGGCGGCTGGAAACTTTTTGTCCGGCGCGTCTCGCGCCTGAAACTCTTCCATCACGGCCATCCGCTGCTCGCATCGGCGCCATCATGCGCCATCTCATAAGGAACAAAGTCATGCGCCGAGAGCCGCTTCAGCGTGCGCTCCAGCAAATCCTTCACCGCGGCGCGCGAACGGTTTCCCGCCGCGTCCAGCTCCGGTCCGTTCAGCAACAGCATGCCCGCCTGCATCCCGGCGGGCCCGGGCAATTGCAGGAAAAGCGGTATCCGCTGGGTGGCGGCGCCGGCGACAAAATCCACAAACCAGGACTGGCGCACCGTCTTCAACGGGTTGCCGACCAGCGACAGGGTGACGCCGACCGCGCCGCCAAATTGCGGCGGCACGCCTTCGGTGCCCAACGTGACGAAGACACCGGAAATGTCGGGCCGCCAGCCTTCGGGAACAAGCGTGGTGCGCCGCCAGCCGCAGAAGAAACGGCGGCACACAGCGGGACGCGTTTCATAGATATCGCATCCCGCGGGTTTGGAATGGCGGCAGACCGAACCCGAAGGCTTGGTCAGTTCCGGGCTGTCGATCACCGGCACGACACAGCAAAGGTTGCAGGCGCCGCAGTCGCGTCCCGGAACGAGGTCTTCCATTCACGAAAAAATATCGCCGCCCTCCATGGGGGAATAGCCGGCGGCCGTACGCTTCTCGTTAAACGTTAGAAATGTTGCCGCATTAAGCTTCTCCCAAACACTTTGGCGCGCTTCGCTCAGCGCATCCACCGCGTCACTGTCATAACCAATCCGTAATCCGTCGCCGAAGCGCGGCGCCAGCCAGCGCGTCAGCGCGGCGGCGCTACGCCCCACCAGCGGCAGCACGGTCTGGCGCCAGAAATTCAGATTGGCCTCGGCATAGTTGGCATAGGTGTTGTCGCCGGGCAGGCCCAGCAGCATCGGCGGCACGCCAAAGGCCAGCGCGATCTCGCGCGCCGCCTGGGCGCGGGTCTCGGCGAAATCCATGTCGGCGGGCGCCATCGACATCGCCTTCCAGTCCAGTCCGCCTTCCAGCACCATGGGGCGCCCGGCGTTGGCGCTGCCTTGATAGGCGTCTTCCAGTTCGCGCTTCAGGCGGCCGAACTGCTCCTCGCTGAGGCCGGGGGCCGCGTCGGGCCCCTTATATATAAGTGCGCCCGACGGGCGGGCGGCATTGTCCAGCAGCGCCTTGCTCCAGGCCGCCCCCGCATTGTGGACCTCGACCGCCGTGGCGGCCACGGCCAGCGGCGACAGGCCGTAATAGTCATCCAGCGGATGGAACAGCGACAGATGCAGCACCGGCAGGAAGCCGGAGCCATCATGGCTGATGCGGCTGGTGCGGCCATCGACGGTGTAGTCGTAGGCGGCGGGCCAGCCGCGTGCGCCCGGCACCACCGTCACGCGGTCGGGCCGCAGCACATGCAGTTCGCGCGGGATCCCATCCAGCGTCACCGTTTCCAGATAGGCATTGCCGGCGCTTTGCAGGAAGGCATACCAGCGCTCGAACAGGCTGGCGCCGTCTTCGCGGGCGTTGGGCCGCGCCAGCAAGGTCAGCAGCGGATGCTCTTCCAGTTCGGTGGCGCCCTCGTAAACCAACCACGGCACCGAGGCGGCGGCGGACGCGATCTTGCGGATACAGGCATAGGCGACGGCATTCTGCATCACGCCATTGCGGGCCAGGGCGGTGGTATCACGCCCGCCCCAGCGGGCCGCCCCGCCCAGGCTCAGGGCCAGCAGGCCGCCCTGACCGGCATGGAAGCCGGATTTGCGCTCCGGCGCACCGCGAAGACTGCGGAAAAACTCGAACATGGGCTTCATTCCTTGCAAAGAGGTTCCGCGCTATCGTGGCGGTTCAGGAGAATCACGCATGGCCGCCACCAAGATGACCGCGCCACGGTTTGAATATGTGCTCGGCGCCGACGCCGACACGCAGGACGGCGCCGTCAAGCTGCTGTTCCTGGGCACCGACAAGAAGAAATACGCCATCGAGCTTTCGGCCCATTGCGCCGGCCTGGCCATCGCGGCGGCCTCCGCCTATCTCGGCCGCATCCAGGCGGCGCTGCCGCCGGACGCCAATCCGGTGGTGCAGCCCGTCACCGTGGCGGGCGTGCGCACCCAGATGCGCGACAATGGCAATGCCGGCCTGATGATCGTGCTGGAAAGCGGCGCCGAACTGCCGCTGGAATTCCAGCGCAACGATCTGGTCAAGCTTTCCGCCTTGTTTGCCGAGATGGCGGCCTATGCCTCGCCCGGTGCCGGTTACATCAAACCGATCTGATTTTCGGATCGCGCGCCCGCTGCGCGAACAGGTCCGCCAAGGCCCAGACCAGCGCATCCATGCGGTCCGGGCTTTTGGCACCGCTGCCGTCATACTGGCACATCTCGTCTTCCAGTTCGGCAAAGCCGCCAATGTGATGCACCCGGCCCTGCTCATAGAGCGTCGCCGCCGGCGCCGCCCGCGCCAGCTTGCCGCGCGAGGCATGCACCAGCCGGATGGGCAAATGCGCCCCGGCCTGCGCCAGCACCGCCCGCACCATTTCGCCGCCCTGGTTGGCTTCGGCGATGATCGCGTCGGCCTGGAAATCCTCATAGGCCTGCGCCGCGCGCGCCGCCCAGCCCGCCGGTGAAAGACCGCCCGCCGAGCGGTCGGCCAGCACATGGCCATGGCCTTCCAGATCACGCCCCGCCACCACGATGCCGCAGGCATCGCCATTGGCGCTGGCCGGGGGATCGACCGCCACCACGACACGGTGCAGGAACGGCGCCACCCGCAGCCGCGCCGCTTCGATCCAGGCCCGCTTCCACAGCGCCTGTTCATTGTCCTCGATCAGGGCGCCGTCCAGTTCCTGGCGTCCCAGCCGCGTGCCGGCATAGCGGGCGTTCAGATATTCGACGAAGCCCTGGGCCAGGTTGGCCGCAT